GCAACATTATTACGTCTAATGCGGCTGCTCACCAGACCGGTAACCTGGGCCGCATTGACTTGTACCCTGTAAATCTTGTTGTTTTCGATCATCTTCCTAAATATATTATTATAGTTCTGAATTATGTTTTCATCTTCAGAACCTTGCAACGCTGCGGCAATGGCTAGTTCTTCGGCGGTTGGTTCTTCATCATCTGCAGAATCGGAAGTATCGCTGCCGTTGGTCACTTGCCTGGAGATTGCGCACGGATCTAATTCAGGGTTAACAATACTTTCTGAGGTATTTTCTGGGGCGTTAGGATCTGGGGGGTCTGCTTCTCTTGCTTCTTGGATCGACTGGATTGCTGTGCCCTCCGGGAGGCCAATTCGTAAAATGTTAAGACTCTCATCTGTGAAAACTTCATCAATAGCGGAAAAATAGCTTATGTCTAAGGTTAGAGTTCCATCTTCGTTAAAATTAATGTTGTGCTCTTGTAGAGAAAGGCGAAGGTTTGTGTTTGTCTGGCTGATGATTGCTTTAAGATCTCTTATTTTCTGATCTTCAGCAAGGTCGTGGTTGATTGATCGATCGAGTTCCCAACCTAGTTGTGCTGTTATCTCAAACTTAAATTCTGCTTGGCCATCTTCGCCTGCTACACCAATACCAGCGCCAATAAGATTGATTAAAGCAACACTGTCTGTAGCTCTCAAGGCTTCTTCAGCATCAGAAGTACTGGCGCCAACAAAATCGTTTAAACTTTGAAAGAACAATGATATATCAAAGTTGACAAACGACCTAACAGCTTCTGGGTTTGTTCCTTCATAGGACCAGTTGACACTTTTAATCCCTGCGCCACCGGCCCTTCCAAAATTGCTGCTAGTTATGCTTTCGATGTCTGAGTTTTCTGTAAACGACTTAAACTTAAACTCTAGATCGCCATCGCTATGGATTGTATATGAGCCATCAGTCTGTCTTTTATATACTCTTTTAAACAATCTTATCTTTGGAACCAACAAAGACAGATAAGGTGTGCGTATTGCGAAGAAGGGAAGAAGGTTTGGTCTTTTTTGAAGAAAGTTGATCAGCAAGCTTTCACTTTCAACTCTTATTGGCACGATGTTTTGTTGTGCTGTCATTTCCGTGTCAAAGAAGTCTTCTATTATCCGTTCGTTTAGTGTAGCCAGAACACCTTGCTGTCTGTTTAACAGGAAAGACACAGCTGCTTCGCCAGTTAGTTCTCTGACGGAGCGCTGCGAGAGTTCGGCAGCAGTCTCTCTTATCTCTTCAGCTTCCTCTCTTCGTTCGGTAATTGCTTCAACGTTGTAGGGATTGTACCAGCCCTCCTGAGTCCAAAGGCTTCTGGCTCTAGGATCTGAATTGTTGGTATTTTCTACATTATACCTGTAAATTGCGAATAAAAGCTGGGCAAAAGTGCCTTCGGGGTCTTCATCCAGGACCTCAATGGCGCCATCGTCGATGGTGTCGTTGTCTTGAAACACCCTCGCCGCCGGGGTTGTACCGGTTATGTTCGTTACATAGCCTTGAATATTAGTAAAACGAGATTCTGATAAACCTGATCCGAGAAGTTCATTAATGTTACCACCGTTGACTAGGTTTGGGCGATCGAGGTTAACGGCCGTCAGGCCCTTTATCGTTAGATACACTTCTTCGTCGTCCGTAGTGCCGGCGTATTCAGCTAGAGCTAAAAAGTTAAGCTCACGATCCTCGTCTTCGAGAAAGTCGGCCGCTAGTCTTCTATAGAATCTTGCTTCTGGCATTTAGATAAACCTCTCGTAGATTTGATCTAATGGAAAAGGAATCAAAACTTCATCCCCAACAGAAAAGTGTGCGTCGGTTGGCTTTTGATTAAACCAAGCAATAATCCACCAAAGTTTTGAGTCTCCATAAAACTCAAAAGCCAGTTTAAATAACCTTGTTCTTCTTTGCCATATAGAGGTTCGCATTGAATATTTTTTTCTTTCCTCAACAGAGAGGGGCTGGGTAAGTGCTGTCTCAATCAATCTTGTATTTACTAAATCTCTTGATCTTAGTATATCTTTTGCTGCCGGTGTTCTATTGGCTTGGAAAATTCTTTTATTTGTATATCTTGACATTGTTTAGCTCTTTTGTTAATCTCTGGCTATGCTATCGTTCGCTATAGCCGCAGCAATATTGCTTGCTGCACTAGCAGCAGTCCCTTGTGTTAGCACAGCTTGGTTTGTGGCGTCACCTATAACATCCAAACGGGATGACGCAGCAATTCTGCTTGCTGTGTTAGCGGCAGCCCCTTGAGTTAGGATGGCTTGGTTTGTGGCGTCGCCTATAGTATCCAAACGGGAATCTAGATCTGATGTCTCTTTTACAAAATAAGGAAATTCGCTAGCCGGTCGGTACCCACCCTGTTCTCCGTCGTTTTCCTTGGTGAACCCAAGATCGTGTGTGTGAAGGATTGTAGCTGAAAAACTTACTGAGAAGAAAGCAGGGATTGCCGAACCAACTTCATCAACCCAGCCGGCAGACCCATCAAATTTAAAACTATGGGAAAAGTTGTTTATGCCGCAAACCAGTCCAGATTCTGGGCTGTCACCGGGAACTCCTTTTGATTGATCATAGATTAGGTTTGCAAACTTTATTCGAAATAAGGGTGACGCCGAGATTGTATTTGCGAACCCTGATCTACTAAAGCCTGGATAGAGAAAGTTGATTAGTTTATTCAGAGCAATTAAGTTTGTTTTTGCTTGACTTTTACTTACGGAAGGAACATCAAAAGCAACATCCATTGTTCTTTCAGTTCCCTGGAAAGTCAAAACCGGGTCTTGTCGACCAAAGACTTTTTGAGAGTTCCAAGTCGGAGAAAACTTATCGTCTAGTTGAGTTAACAAAGCTGGGAACGCAACCGTATCACCGGAAACTACAGAATAAAAGTGAAATAAATATTGCTTTCCTCTCGCATAATTTTTTATGTAATCTGTCATTTGCTTCTCCTAGTCTCCAATTGCGGCCCTGAACCGTGTTGTATCATATCTATCAAGCCACCTAGCCAACACTCGCCCATCAAGCTCTATCACGTTCGTTGTTCCTTCGTTGTTGGCTCGCTCGTTGACCAGTCTGCTAATTGCTGCAACCAGCTGGTTAGTGCTTTCAGCGCCTTCAGCGTTTGAGACGGCGCCAATAATCGTCTCTATTCTTGCTACTTGTTCAGCGTCGACGGCTGAGGCAATCTGCATTAGGTTGGCCAATGAGTCTGCTGTTGCCGTGAAAGCAACCGTTTTTTCTGTGCTATCGGGGAGTTCATCTAAAGCTTTACCAATAGCAGTTATATATTCAGGCACTCCTGATCCTTCTAGATCTGCTCCTGCCAACTGTGCCAACGAGGAAAGCGTTGCAGCGAAAGAATCAGCTTTTGTAGTATCCAATAAATTGATGAACTTAACAATTCTTTTTACCATTCTTCCGCCGCCGAGACCCGCAGCTAGCGCCAAGGACACCATTCCGGCTGAGAATGCTAACATAGAAGTGCCAATAGCAGCAATTTTGTCAACATCCATTTCTGCAAAAGATGAAACCAAATTTGCCACGCCACTAGCAGCTAGCCAGATGCCAGCACCGACCATAAGGGCAGCTGCGCCAAAGGCTAGCATACTCCACGAGACGACTGCTAGCCCGGCACCGATCGCAGCTAGCGATGTAGCGATTGGGCCGGCAGAGGCCAGCAGCGCTTGACCAAGAACAACAACTGCAATACTAAAAGCAGCAATTGCAAGTACAGCACCGGTGATCTGGCCACCATTTAAACCATCAAACGCCGCAACCAATTTCGACATTCCCAAAGCAGCCAAACCAATGCCTGCACCGACCATAAGCATTGCTGCGCCAAACGCCAATAAGCCCTTGGCGCTCATGGTCGCAGCTTTGCCTACAGAGTTTGTGGCGGCGGCTATTTTCACGCCCGATTCTCCAGCAACTGCGGCCGCTGCTTTCATTTTAATGCCGAAGAAGAAGCCGGCAATGCCTGCTTTTGCAAAGGCTGCTACAATGCCGGCGCCCACAACGGCAATTGCCAGTCCGGTCGCTCCCCACCCTTCTGTAAGGTCAACAAGCAAATCAATCATCTTATTTATGCCTTCCACAATAGGTCCGACAAAAATTGCCAAGTTGCCCATAAGAACCTTAAACTTATCCATTGCGGTTGAAGCATCTCTTGTCCTATCAGCTAACTCTTCTTGAGTCATCCCGGCATACATTAGTTGTGCGGCGGTTTTTCTCACTTCTTCACGAGTTGCTCCAAACAACTGTGCCGCTTCTTCCATCGAGATGTTAAGAGCATCTGAAACTTCCCTTTTCTGGAAGCGATCCATTTCGTCAAAAGTCATTGAAGACTGTTCCATTGCTCTTTGTAATAGTTCTATTCTTTCTTCTTCTGTAGCATTCAAAAGAGAATACGTATCAAGCAAGTTACCGCCTAGGACCATGTTTAGACGTCCGGCTGCTTGTGATGAAGCCTCAAAGGTATCGTATTGGCCCACAATGTTATAAAGGCTCTGAACGGACATTCCGGTTGCTTTTGCGGCTGCTTGTAGTTCCAAGAAGACGTCAAGTGCGCTATCACCCATCTTTGCAAATAGCTCGCCCATTCCGACAAGGTCAGCCGACACTTGACTAAAAGGTATGCCGAGAGCATCTGCTGCGCCGGCAACTTCTCTCATTGCCGTTTCTGTTTCAGCTAATGACATTCCTGCGACTTTTGTAAATGTCTGTGCCATACCTGCGGCGTCGCCACCAAGTCTTTCTATTTGCGCAGATAGCTCTATAAAGCCTTGCTGTGAACTTTCGGATAGTTCGGTGAATTCACTAAAGTTTGAGTAAAGGTCTCCCATTACCCCAACGGCTTCGGCGCCACTGATGCCCATAAGGCCCAAGGAATCTCTAGTCTCAAATGCTGCTGTTGTAAAGTCACGTGAAGCCCCTGTGCTCTGAACGAAAGAAGCGCCGGCGCTATCAAGGGCGTCAACTGCGGCGAGAGTCCCCTTTCCTAGTCTGCTGAACCCTATGAGAGTGTTGTCTAACCCAACATCAAATGCACTACTTTGCTTTGAAGCTTCTTCCACCCCGGCCGCAAAAGCATTAAAAGCTTCCGTGAGGCCGCCAGCAGATTTGACAGCGTTGAGAAGTTTGCTGTCTAAACCAAAAATTGAATCGCCAAAGCTTTTACCAAGGGCTGTTGCGGCTTCAAAAGTTTTATTTAGTTCGTCCTGAGCTTTTATCTTTTCTTCAATTGCTGCGATAGATTCAGCTAGCTTTTCAAAGCGCTCTCGTTCGCCTGCATTTATGGCTTTTTGCAGTTCGATCTTTTCTTTTAAGAGTTCTTTTTCTTCACCAGTTGCTTTGTTAACCTGTACTTGGAGACGAGCCAAGTCCAGAAGACCTTGAGCTTTTTTCTCATTAAGCTCAATCGTTTTTTCGGTTATTTTGTTGTTCTCCTCAGTCATTCATAAATACCTTATTGGATCGGCCACTTCATCCCGGTTTCACGCTCAAAGTTTCTTATTGCTGTGTTTAATCTTGACTTAGAGGAAAAAGTCTTTGGGTTATTTAGGCCGTGCTTTTCAACAGCTTTCATGTATTGCTTCTCCCCCATGGCGGCATTGCGGAAAGAAGAAACTTGTGATGAGGTGCCTCTTATCTTACCAACCTGTGGAAATAACCTAAAGTAATCATCGAAACCCAAGAACTGCATTAGAGCCCTTTTAAGTTTCTCTCTCTGCCTTACGATTGGACCTTCATCTATTTTCGAAAAATCTAAAATTAGCTCTTCGCTTGTTTCTTCTTGTTCAGACATAATATTCCTCCTAACACAGTAAATAGTTTATAAAAGAAAACCCGCCATAAAGCGGGTTTTGTTATTTGTTGTTTTTCCTTGCTTTCTTTGTTTGTTCTGCTTCGTCTTCCTTTTGCTTGACCAGCCTTTGGATAAACCATTTTCTGAGGCCGACTGGGATTGAGTAAGATTCGAACAAGGAAAAGCCGCCATGGTACTTTAGGGCAAACAGCTCTTCGTATAGTACTTCCTGGTAACTAGATGTCGGGCCAAAGGAAGCGAAAGTTGATTGGCAAGTCCATCTCAACCTCCGTATCACAGGAAGGGCAAGCAAAGTCGCCCTTCATCTCAACCCCTGGCTGGATGTCTTTCATTACCTCTTTGAGCTTTTTGGCGTCCCGAAGAGGCATATTTTCTACATAAGATCCAACTAAGTCCGGATTGTCATTTACAGAAACAATAACGAGCCTGTAAGTTTCTAGGCCGGCTGAAAAGTCAACGTTATGCTTTTTATATTTCTTTTCCTTGTCGGCTAAGGCTTTTTCATCCTTGCCTGTTAGAAAGCGTATCTCAACTTTAGCTTTTGTCTTTGGTGCTGTAAAGGTAAATGTTCCTTTTCCTGTTGCCTCAACACCTTCGGACAAAGTTAGAGGTTTGTTGCGAACACATTCCTCCAAGTCAAAAGCTACTTCGGTCTTTTTCATACAAGAGCGGCAAACTGCCTCAACTGGGTATTCATCACCATAAGCAGATCTTCGCACTTGGGTCAAGATCGCATTCTTGTCTCCAATCAAAAGGTCGTCTAAGTCAAAGTCTTTTGTTACCATCAAAGAGCGTAAAAGCTTTTCAACAACAACACCTTGCTTTAGGTATGATTGGTTTAGAAGAATGTCTTCCTCCTTAGCGGTCATTTGTCTTACTTCTATTGTTGGGTTCTTTCGAAGAGGATGACCCTCTGGATAGAACTCACCATTTGATGGAAGCTCAACAATATCATTTGCGGCCACAAAAGAAAAGTCAGCACCCTGCTGGGCCATTGCAGGTGCTGGTTCCGGGGATGTCTGGGGGACTTCGGGAGCCCCCAAGCGGTCTTGATTGTTTCTCATCTATCTCCTATGAGGTTAATAAACTTTTTATGCGCCGAAGCTTGGGACAGCAGTGCTGCCGTTATAGAAGTTAAAGAAGTCATATCGAAGTGTCATTGAGATCTCTGAGAGGTCCTCACTGTCGTATGCTAAACTTTGACCAAACTGAACTTGCTTAATCCAAGCGTTAGTAAGAGCAAAGCTAACGATACCATCTTGTCCGTCTTCTCCGGATCCTAGATGCTCAATAGTGACATTTCCGAGTGAACCAACAGATTGATTCTTTGTCATTAATGACTCGCTAGCTAAACCTTCTCCTGTTGGGATGTTATACCCTGAGTTCGCAAACTTTGCAAGAACTCTTTGTGATATCTCGTCATTAATAGAGTCTACTACCGTAAATGTGATCTCGTTATAAGTAACGGTACCGGGGAAGTAGAAGGTGTGATTTAAAAACTTGTGCTCTGATTCTCCGACGTTGATCTCTGGAAGGTTAATCCCTTTGACCACCCAAGTTGGAATCAAGCCATTAGCGTCGGATATCCGAACTAAGAACTTAAAATTTCGACGAGGTTCAGAAGTTGCTGTGCTGCTCCAAAATGCCATTTATTATTTCTCCTTTATCTTAAATAGTCTTAGCTATCAAAACTTGCGCCGGAGCGGAAGATTTCGAAGTCGATTGCAATAAACTCAATTGCCCTAGTCGGCTTAAGGAGCACTTTTGCGTATAATACGTTCCGATCGATTAGATCAGGCGTTGTTGTTGTCTCATCAAGAATGAGCCTATAATCTTCTAGACCAAACTTAGCTTTGACATCATCCAAGAGCGGTCGTGCTCTAAGAAGGAACTGAGCCCAAGTGTCACGAGCGTTCGGCTGGAATAGGATTGTATTTGCGATTCTTGAAATTTCCTTCTTGAGGAAAATAAGAAGCCGACGAACATTGACTCGGTCAAGCGCAGAAGCACTAGCCTGAAGTGTTTTCTGTCCGAAGATAACGATTCCTTCTTGTGGGAACTGCGCAATCGGGTTAACGTTTACGCCGTATAAGTCGTCTCTCTCCTTTGAGGATAGTCGCTTAGAAACGCCAGTTGCTACAATACCGGTTGAGCCATCTGAGAGGCCGCCACGGTTAAAGCCAGCTGGTGCGAACCAAGGCTCCGCAACTCTTTCTGTGTAACCAAACGCTGACATTGCTGCCACTGTCGCAGGAACATACAACACAGTGTTTGATCCTCGGTCTCTTATCTGAACTGCCGGGCAGTAAGCAGCGCCGTAAGAACTAACAAAGCCTCGTGTCTTCATAGTATTTACAGCAGTGCTAGGAACAGGAAGTCTAGTTCTGTTTGTTCCTATATCGCCGGAAGTTAGCTCAAAACGAGGCTTATAATCGTTTTCGATATCGATAATAGCCAACGTGTCTTTTCTTTCCTCAGCCATATCAACCAAGTAGTCAGTTACAAGAGGGTCGGACAAGCCCGGTGCGGCTACAACATTGTGCTCAACCACATCAGGGTCTCTAAGCATGTCGATTGCCTTACGAACTGAGTATAGCTCATATGAACTTTGTTCAGATTGTCCGTTGATTAGTCGGTTTGCAAAAGGCTCTGGCTCTGTAATGTCCAAGCCGTCTGTTCCGCCAACTAGCGGCAGCGTGAATGAGTTTATACTAGCATCAAGAAGAGTGTCGATACTCCCTGTTCCTCTGAATGAAGTTGCATCTGCTCGTGAGCCTGAAACATAAACAGGGACTGTGGCTGAACCTGAAACATCATCTAATGAGAAGATGTAAGAGTATTCTAGGCCGGTGGCTAGCGTGCCTCCTGAGCCGTAAGGATCCCCTATGTCTGAAGAGATGCGTCTGGTGTAATCACCATAGCCGTTATCACGCCTGGCGAATGTGCCTTGTGTGCGTGCGCCGTAGAATGCGCTCTTCGGTGTTGAGACGCCATAAGCGCCTGACTCACGAAGTGAAATCCGAGGGAATTCGACTCGGGCGCCCATACTAGCAGTGAAAGCAGTGCCAGAGTATTGAGAGCCGGTTGTAAGTGTTGCGCCGGCAAACATTTGTGCTGCAGCGACAACCAAGCCCGCACCGGTACCCGGAGTGCCACTGTCTATTTGAGTCGATGTTCTTATTGGCCCGAAGTAACCAAACGGAAGAGCTGCCGGGTTAGCAGTAGCGTTGTCGACTTCGTCATTCATTTCCATACGTATGTATTTTGAGACATTGTTGTATGTTCCATACTCTTCATAATATTTTTCAGTCGTGTTCCAGCTTAGGTACCTGTCGCCAATTCGACGAGCAACATAGTCTGGGGATGCTGGATTTAGATTTAGACCCGTGAATGACTCTAGGAGGCTTAGGGCGTTATCTGTATCACTAGCATCTCGCACAAAAACATCAAAAGTGCCGTAAGGATCGACAGTTGGGTTGACCGCTGCTTTTACGTTTGCAATTGATACCTTGATGTTGCTGTTGTCCCAGTCTCCTCGAACATCAGTAGCAACAAAGCGGAAAAGTTTTTGCTGATCCTGTGGCTGGTAGGAAGCGGTTTCTTGCGTGAGGTCCTGTGCGAACACTAGGCCGCTCTTCGCCACGGCTGCAGCTGCGGAACGGTCTGAGAGGTCTTTGTCCAACCCGGACATACCGGCAACGAAAGCAAAAGCGTTTTTCCCGGTACCACTAAGTGCAGTTGGGGCGCCAGAGCCAGGAGAGCCGTCACACACAATCTCTTGTAGTGAACTTTCGAAAGTCTCTCCTAGCCAATAGTTTAGTCTTGTGTCGGCAGCATAGAGATCTGAATTCGTATAGTGTGGGTTGGTATTGAATACCTTACGAATATACTTTTCTGAGTTTGGATCAAAGTTGAACGTGGCAGTAAGGTGGTTGGTGCTTTGGTAGTTCTTGACAATTGCCGTAAATGTAAGATCAAGTGCGTTAGAAGACTCATTTTGGACCAACGTACCAGCGGTATCAACCGGAGTAGTTTGGCCGTTTGTGGTGCTTATAAGCTGTATTGATGAACCTGCGTCTGTTAAGTAAAACACTGCGCCAAGTGAAGCAGTTGTTTGTTCGAAGCCCGTAGCACCAGAAACAACATTGGCAACGAATACGCCAGTAGCTTCAGTGGCTGTCCAGCCAGCTTCTCCGGATCCCACAGTAAGTTCTGGGTGTTGATCTCCTGCTAACCGAACAAATGTTATTGGGTTATTGTTGCGAAGGTAAGCTTCAGCGGCGAATGCTCCGTAAGTCGGGGCGGCAAAGTTTCCTTCACGCCACACATCTCCACCTTTGCCTCCAGGCGACGGAGCGCCAAAGATTCTATAAAGGTCATCTGTTGACTCAAGTCGAACAGGGGTCATTGATGGTCCATGCGGGGTACGACCAATCACTGCGGGGCCAACCGGGGGCGCCTCAGCCGGGATTCCTGAACGATCAATCTCTGCTACTTGAACTCCAGGTGAAATAAATCTAAATTTGTCTGCGGGCATTGTTTAAAACTCCTTAGTTGAATTATATAATTATAGTTCACTACTAAATAGTTATTTCTTTTCTAAAAACACCTACAAAGTTAAAATTGTTGTTTCTTTTGGGAATTTATACTCTACAATGCTTTCCCTGACTATTATTTTTGGCTTTTCTTCGTTGACATACTGGCCAAATAAATAAGCAATTAAATTTAAAGAGATTTTTGCTTCCAATTTTCTTTGTTCATCGCCTAGGTTTACTGAGTTGTCGGAAATGTTATAGTTTGAATCCATAAACATTTCATATCGATGAAAGTTGTTCTCTACTACCTTATAGTTTATGTTTCCGGTTCGAACCATGAAAGGCTGAATCATTTCATTCATTTGCTGGGTGTATAACGAGGTAAGGGTTACTTCATAAGTTGGGTTTATGTGTACCACTTGAGGTATACCAATAAAGTCATAAACAGTTTTTGTCTTTTTTCTTCTTTTGTTCTGCGTTGACTGC